ATTATTATTTTCAGGAAAATTATTATTAAAATGAATTTCTTTTGTTAATAAACTAGGTATATCATATGCTTTTTTAAAAATTTCTAACATTTTTTCATAATTTAAATAATCAATTCTTTCATTGCCATAATTATTAATCGTTAAATTATTTGTAATATTATTAGTATAATTATTTTGATTTTCAATATTATAATTATTTTGATTTTCAATATTTTGATTATTTGGCTTTCTAGCATAAACAATGCTTCTTGGTTTACATTTATTATTTATAATATGTCTTGATTTTGCTTGTCTAGTAGCAAATGATATCATACATCTAGGACAAGTTAAATCATCTAACCCATTACATTTTGATTCATGAATTAATAAAAATTTTTTTGTTTTATAGATTTTATTACATTTTTTACAAATAAAATTTGGGGTGACAATTTCTTCATTTGGGGTGACAATTTCTTCATTTGGGGTGACATTTTCTTCATTTGGGGTGACAATTTCTTCATTTTTACGATTATTTTCATAGTTATTAAATATAGTATTTATTATCAATTTCGTTTTTTTATGTTTAGCATTATGATGTCTTTTTAAATCATAATGTCGTTTTGTATAATAAGTACAATAAACACATTTAAATACTTTAATTGCGTCATTTTGCGTCATTACTATATATAATGTATATATATATTTTTTTATATAGTATTTATTATCAGAAATAAAAACGCAGTAACGCAAAAATCAACGCAAAAATTTTTTTTTAAAATTTTTTTTTAAAAAATAAAAATATTTAATTTTTATTAATATTTTAATAATTTTATATTATCATATTTAATAATAAGAATTTAAGTATAATTATAAAAAAATTTGCCAATTTAACTGTAAATTAATAAATTAACTTAAATTAGAAAGTAATTTAAATGAATAATAATTGCAATAATATAATTTCATTAAAACAATATGGTCCAACATGTTGGTTTAATAGTATATTAATGGCATTGTTATACAGTGATGATAGTCGAAAATTATTGTTAGAAAAATCAAAAAAATGGGATAAAAAAATTAAAATTTATAATACAATTAATTATATTTTACATAATAAATATTTAAGAACTGATAAAATATATGAAGATTATATATATTTTGATAAAATTAGACCCGAATATATACTAAAAGAATTACATAAATATAATAGTAAAAAATTTGTATTTAATCCAATAAAAAATAAAAAAGCAGGGTTTAAATCAGCATTATATATTAGAAAATTATATAAATTATTAGGAGTAAAAGTATTATTTTTAGATTATGATAATTATACTAATAAATTATATTATTCTTTATATAATAATGTAAAAGTTAAAGAGATTTCAAATAATAATAATATTAAGTTAAAAATAAATTTTAAAACAAAAAAAACAATTGAAAAATATTGTAATGATCCAGATATTATAATAATACATATAGATCAAAATCATGTTCCTTATAATAGTTATCCAAATGATTATAATTTAAATAATGAAAAATTTAAAAATATATTAATTAATTTAAAAAATAATAAAGAAAATATAAATTATAATAATAACGAATATATTAATGATTCTATATTACTTTCTAATTGGAATAATTCTGTTGGAGGACATTCAATTGCGGGAATAACTTGTAAAGGCGATAAATATGTATATAATGGTTGGACAAGATCAACTGTTGATCCAAATATGAAAAATATATGGGAAAAGGTTGTTAGAAATAATAAAATTTTTTATTATAATAAATTTTTAAATAAAAGTGTATATGAAAAAAATTTACCATCTAATGCTATGGTACTAAAAAATTCTTCTATACCTTGTGAATTAATGAAATTTAATTGGAATCCAAATGATGATAATGATAATGATTTTTGTTTAAATACAAAAAAATGTAGTTTAGATTTCATAAGTACTATGAAAGATCTATGTTTTTCATTTAATAAAGGTGGTAGAGAATTGATTTATATTAAAAAAGAAAAAACTAGTAAAATAAATATAATAAAAAAAAAATGTACCGATGGTAAAATAATAAATCCGTTGACAAATAGATGTATTAAAATTAAACAGATTAATAAAATTCCTAAAAAAAGTTTAAGTAAACCTGAAAAAAAATGTCCTGATGGTAAAATAATAAATCCCAAAACTGGCAGGTGTATTAAAATTAAAGATATTAATAAAACTGAAAAAAAATGTATCGATGGTAAAATAATAAATCCAAAAACTGGTAGGTGTATTAAAATAAAATAATTAATACTTTTTAAATAAAAGTTTATTGATAATAAATTAAATATCTTGTTTTTTTACTTAACTAATTCATGGATTTAAAGTATCTTCATACTCTTTAAGATAATTTGATATTGCTTCTCTGTTATTAAATTGAGAATTACTAAAAAAACTTGCTGTTTGATATACTAACATAACATCATCGTATTTTTTATGCTCTCCTCCTTCTTTATTAGGGTCATCAATATCATTCTCTAAAATATTATCAATTTCTTTAATACTTGTATTAAAATGATTTGCTAATTTAGCATTATCTAAATAATTTTTAACTTCTGCTATAATTTTACAGCGATTACATAAGTAATTTTTAAAAAATAAAGAAGTATCCTTATAAACTTTACATTCTTTACAGCGTCTTTCAGGCATTTAATTATAATATAATAGTATCTTTTTAAATACTAAAATAATACTATTCTTCGTCTAAAAATAACCATCTCTCTCTTTCAGGTTTTTTATTAACTTTTATCATATAAGAATAATCGTATTTACTTTTACTTTCTGGATTGTCAAGGTGTTTGTAAAATATATTGAATTTTGTATTACTAAAATTGAATATAAAATCTACAATTGAATTAAAAAGGTCTTTATCGCATTTTGTATTAATATACAAATTATATGATAATTTATCAGCATCTTTACAATCATTAATATACAATTTCATTTTCAAATTAGTATAGTTATTTTTAAATTGTTCCTCAAATGTATTAACATCTATATCAGTATCAGTAAAGAAATAGAATTTGCTTTTAAAAAACTGCTTTTTAGTATTAGACATACTTATATTTGTACCATAGATATTTGTTCTTAAATAACTTAAAAAATTAAAATTAAAATGGTGTAAGAAATTGAAAAATAAAAATCTAAAATCTTTCTGTTGGTGAAAATTGTTCCGCTTTTATTAAATTTATAAGTAAAATATCTTTTTCTTTACTGGTTAAATCTACAAAGTTTTTATTAATAAAATCTCTTCTTATTTTATCTTCTTCTGCTCTCCATAATCTCCCTCTTAATATTCCTTGATTTTGTCCGTCCATTAAATCATAAGACTTATTAATTTTTTTCAATTGATTATGATACTTCCAAAAATCAAAATGAGTCAATTTATAAAGATTATGAGGATTACTGTAATTCATTATGATAATCTTTTATTTTAACTATAATCATTTTTTTCCTCCCTTTTTCCAATGAAGTTCGGTTTGTAATAAAGTTTTATATAGGTTTTCTTTTTGAATAGAAGTAAGTTCTGGATAATTTTTGTTTATTTCTTCTTTTATTTTATTTTTTAATACTTTTATGTATTTATAAGAAATGAAGTACCTATTATAATAAATATAAAACCAATCCAATTTTTTAATGTAATTTCAGCATTATAAAAATAATAACTAATAAATAATATTATTAATAATTCATAGACTGATAAAATTTTAAAATAACCAGGATGTGGTGAATTTTTTAATAATAAATAATTACATAATAAAAATATAAATAAGAAAAATCCAAATAATATTAAAATTGGATAATTGGCTTTTTTAATTTCATTATAATCTTCAAATATTAATGCATAAAAAATTGCAAAAAGTCCTGCTATTATTGCTGTAATTATTGGATATGAATTACCACTAAAATTATAATATTTTTGTATCATATTAGTTGATACTGTAACAATTATTTTAATAATTGCTAAAATAATCCAATATATATCTATTATCATTTATTTATTTTATTATTAGATATTAATATTTATATTTACATTTATATTTACATTTATATTTACATTTATATTATACTATCGCACACATAGTATTATCACTATTATAGGCGCTATTTGCTGACCCCCTACCGTGAGTGGAAAATTTTCCACAATATCCATAATTACTGCAATAAGCTTTTGATAAATCACTAAAGCGGTTACATTTACCATAAAAACTGCCACACCTACCTGGCGTTGGTGATCTTTTACATGGTGGTGGTGCTGGTGTTGCTCGTGGTGGAGTATAAGAGTAATCTTTAACACATATTGTTCCTTGCATTTTATATCCAGTATCACAGCTAGTACATATATTTTGTCCATTAGAGGGACAAGTACTCGAAGAAACTCCCATAAAACAAGGATTACACCTGAGACACGTGCCCCATGATGCTTTCCAATAATGATTGGACGGACAGGACGGAGGAGCAGGAGGAGACTTGCATATACCATATTTCAAAACTTTATCACCATAGCAGCTTTTGCAGATGTGAGCATTATGATATCCACATGCCGCTCCAGTTGCAGCAATACCATTAGTACAATTACAAATATTTGGTATGCAATCGTTACCCACCAGCCTCCAGCCTTTATGACAACCTCTGCATTTAGTTGCAGCATGCGTGGGACAGTTTGTTCCAGTATAACCAACTCCATTAGAGCAAGTACAATCATTAAGAATACATCGTTTTTTATCTGGACTTAAATAAAAACCAGTGTTACAAGCACTACAATTTTGTCCATTTGCACAAGTAACTCCAGTTGTTGGAGTACCATCCGGACAAGAACATCTTTTCAATGCACATGTATTACCACTTTTAACATAACCATTATCACATGTTTGACACTTAGTTTGTCCGTGTGTAGGACAATTAGTTCCTTCTGCTCGAGTACCATTTTGGGGACAAGTGCATATTTTTTTGCTACAACTTGTAGCAGTAGTCTTGTATTTGCCAGCACCACATGTCGTACAGTTAGTTTGAACCAAATTTAGTTGTTGCATATTAGTTCTTGCACTCTGTTTTTTACAACCAATTTTAATTTGATTTGAAGGACATGTTAAAGAACATAGGTTACTTGTAATTCTTTTACATATAGCACCGCCACCTTCTTTGGGTTCAACATAATTATTGGCATCACAATTTCTTTGCTGACATGTACTACTACCTGCAGAAGAATATGATATATTGTCACAAGATAAACATGAACCAATACCTTCATTATTATTGGATATTGGTTGTTGTGTGTTAGCAGGACATGGACTACATGATGGTGGATTACCAAATGATGCATATTTTCCAGAAGAACAGTTCGGTTTATTATGACATACATTATTTTTTGCTGAACCAGGTGATGCACAATTATTAGTTTTTAATCCAACATCGCTACATGTATTACACGGTGTACAATTGATGGGACGTGAACCAGATGAATATTTACCTGTTGTACAAGGCACACATTTATTACCATCTTTTCTTTGTCCTGGTTTACAATATTTACATTTTGGATTAAAAGTGTTAGATGACGGTGATGATGATCTAACACACCCTAGTTTTATTTGTGCTGAATCACTACAATCGCCACAAGTCATTGTTAAACACTGTCCAGGCCCCGTAGTGTCGCTACAACCACTTAAATATTTTTGATCCGGACAAGTAACACATTGTTTACATATACCATTCTTACCATCTGTAGTTAATGTTGCTTTTACAAAACCATTTAAATAATGTGTAGTTTCGCATTTTGTTTTGGGCGTACATGTACCTTTAACAGTTTTAGTTCTACCTTGTCTAAATTGACTTGTACTACATTCTGTAGGATTTTCACATATAGGCGATCCATCTTTATTGCATCCAACTATAACTTGAATACCAGGACATGTTTTACCAATGCATGATTTTACAGTACCTGAATTTAAACCATTACATCCTTGAATATAGTCATATTTTCCAATGTTTTTACCAGTGCCACATTTTTTACAAGTACCGCAATATATATACTTACCATTGCTATCTTTAGTAGGAACACCATTATCATCTCTATATTTATTTGAACCACAATTTGGACATGCTTTACATATCGTTGTTCCATTAGTACTACAGTCGCTTGTATCTGGTTCTTCACCTCTAGGACACGAGATATAAACTTTTTTATTTACACAATCATTATATTTTATATTCATAACTTTACAACTATTGCGTTTCAATTTATTACAAGCATATTGATTTGCAATATCAGAACTTTTATTAATTTCATCCAAAGCATTATTGACATTAAAGCATTTTGCATTACCACCACAAACATCATCTGAATCTTGAAATTTCCATTCATTAGGATTTACATTTTCTTTTGGTTTACATGTACTTTCATCATTATACTTACCCATCCATTTAGCTTTAGCAGCATCATATGCTTTTTTATATGCATTTTCTTGATTTAAATCTGTTGAATCTTCAAAAGTCATTTCAGATTCGGTAATTGTATTAAATTTGGGTATACAACTTTTGCCTGTAGGACAATTATTAAAAGGACATACATTACCACAACTTTTACCAGAATCTTTACATGGAGAACTCTCGGGGCGCCAATCTTCAGGAACATTTGTACTAGGATAACATTGATTACCATTACTATACTTATTTGCATATGATTTGATATTATCATCAAAACCTTTATCAATAATACTTTGTTTAAGACTATCTTTTTGAGAAGATATAGCATCTGTTAATTCTGCTTGAGTTTTATTAAAACTAGTATCTTTGCATTCTAAATTAGCACCATTTTGAAGATGAGTACAACTATTGGCATCAGTATAGTCTAATGGATTTCCTGGTAAACAATTTTTACCTTTAGCTGGACCAGTTTTGTATTTATTAGTAAAATCTCTCACAGCGTCACTTATACCTTTTTGTTTTTGTGATTTTAAATTACTTATAAAATCAGCATCAGTGTTTTTAAATTCAGAATACGATAATATATTACCTTCTTTATGATCTGAAATACATTTATCATATCTATTTTTTTTTTCATTAAAAATACAAAACGCATCATCTATTTTATACCAATCGTCCATCATATTAGCTAGTTCTTTTTTATATACAGTTTCTGCACTTGCAATATCTTGAGCCAAAACAGAATTAGTATCGCTTACTTTCTTTGTTTTTTTAGATAAATGATCTGTATTACATTTATTTAATGATATATAATCAGTATCTTTTCTACAATTTTTATTATCCTGCCCGGGTTGACATTTATCATTTTTATTAATTAATCCATATGGACCACCATGTTCATCATATATTAAACCATATTTACCAAGATCAACACCAATTTCGCCATATTCGCCATCATTTGTTGAAGTTTTGATTTTACCATATTTGCCCGGGGTGTCACCAATTGTGCCCCATTTATCTTTAGCTTTTTTTTGAATATGACAACTTTTACTTAAATAATCAGTTCTGCTTGTTTCATCAGTTTTAATAAGAAAACCATTATTTCTTGGATTTTTGATTTTACCATATTTAGTAGAAGATATATCAATACTATTTCCCCAAGCTTTATTTTTATCAACTAAACAACTATTAATTATTTCATTTTGTTTCGTCCTTATATTTTCATTTTTGATATAATATTCATCAATATCTGTAATATTTTGAGTAGGATCTTTAATTTGACCGTAAGATAAACCGGATTTTAAATCTAATTTTTTTTTATTTTTCCAGTTATTAACTTCACTTTTATTAAAAGCACAATTTTTAATAACATTATCTTTTTCATTATTAACAATATTGATATCACTATTTGTAATATAATATTGATCAATATCTTGAATATTTTGAGTAGGATTTTTAATTTGACCGTAAGATAAACCTGATTTAAAATCTATTTTTTTTTTATTTTTCCAGTTACTAACATCTGTTTTATTAAAAGCACAATTTGCATCGGCATCATTTTTTTCTTTATTAACAGTATTAATTTTACTATTTTTAATGTAATAATTATCAATATCTTGAATATTTTGAGTAGGATCTTTAATTTGACCGTAAGATAAACCAGCTTTTAAATCTATTTTTTTTTTATTTCTCCAGTTACTAACATCTGTTTTATTAAAAGCACAATTTCTAATAACATCATCTTTATCATTATTAACTGTATTAATATCACTGTTTTTAATGTAATAATTATCAATATCTTGAATATTTTCTGTAGGATCTTTAATTTGACCATAATTAATACCTGATCCCATATCTATTATATTTTTACTACTATCCCATGTAGCGACATCGACATCTGTATATTTACAATTATTATTAATTATTTCTCTTCTTTCTTTTTCTTCTTTTACACGCGTTTCTAATTCTTTTGTCCATGAACTCCAAAGACTTAAAACTTGTTCTTTATTAAAATAAGAATCAGTATTATAAATATCTTTATCTGGATATTTAGAATTTAGTGCATCTAAAATTTTTTGAGTTGTGTTTAATTCATCAGAATCTGCATTTTCAACTATAACATCATTTATTTCATTAATATTAATATTATTAATATCATTTATTTTACTCATTATATTATCTGAATTATAAGCAGTATATTCATCTTTATTTTTATAACCAGATTTATTACATTTTTCTTTCAAATCACTATTAAGAATTAAAGGCGGTACTACTTTTAAATATAATTTATTACCTTCGTAATTAAATTCTATATAACTATCTAAATCTAAATTTTTAATTACTCTTGATGTAAAAGTACTATCAAATTCATCCTTACTTAATAATATATCACCTTGTGGTCTATAGTATTTTTCATCAATAATTATATAATTATCAAATTTAAATTTAGAAATACCTGCTTTATTTGATAAATCAGTAATAACTTTTTGTTCGTTTAAAGCTAGTTGATATATATATTTTTTATCATTTGAATCAAATGTATTGGACTCTTTAATTGGTGACTTAATACTAATTAATAATTTTAACCATGATATAAATGCCGAATCATTTGCAATAACTTCTAAATTATTTGTATCTATTAAATCATCAGATGTTGTAGTTTTAATAAATTCGTACCATCTATTAGGTTTAATATCATTAAATTTTCTTTTAAAAAGTTGTTTTATATTATATGTTGAACTAATTTTAGTACCATTTGGTTTGACATCATAAATTTTCCATAGATAACCTAATTTTTTATTATTAAGTTTTATAAAATTATTTTCAACTAATAATTCGTCAATTCTATTATAACATTTGAAATTATGTGGTTTGAAAAATCTTTTCGATATATTACCATCCGAATCTTCTATATTAATTTCAATCCAAAAATTATATTTATCATCAATACTATATTTATTATCACTACTATCTTTACTGGGAATAATAGAAACTATTTCATTAAAAGTTGGATCACTAGTATAATGAAACGCTCTCTTATTAGTGATAATACTTTCTTTAAGTTTATTTAGAATATTTAATTGTTTTTGTTTTTCAATATCATCTAAAATATTATCATTTATGTGTTTTTCAAGATTTTTTGTTTGATCTAAGCTGGATTCTTCGATATCCTCTATTTCTTTCCATTTAGATCCAGGATTAGATAATTGTTGCATAGCTTGTGCTATTTCAGTTTGTTGAATTAAATATGTTTGAACGTCATTTAGTTGTTTATCTACTATTTCTTTTTTTCCTTTCCATATATATTTTAATAAAAAGTTTGTATATATATTATCAGGTGAATCAATTAAATATTTTTTTACAGCAGGAGGACATTCTTTAGTACAGTATTCTTTTTCGTCGTCATTATAATAAGTACATATATTATTACAAAAACCATACACTATATCACCAACGGGACAATCTTTTTTAATTTCTGTTACACTTTCAAATTGTGAAGAGAATTTTTCTCTATTATTATTTGTGTTTCTGTATATAAAATAACAAATAATAATAGAGATTATTAATATTATAAAATAATTATATTCTTTATTCATTAAATTATTAAATCTCTATTTAAATATAGTAAATAAATTTAAATATTATAAAAATAAATAATTATTTTTTGTGTTTAAGAAGTTGTTGCCATGTCTTTTACATTATTAAGATTATATCTATTTAAGTTACATGATTGATTGTTTTCACATTCTTTTAAACAAGTTTTTTGTGAAGTACCTATTCTAGCACATTCTCTTTCATTCGCAGCTTTTTCTTTTCTTACAGATTCTAATATGGTATTCCATGCTTCTTGTGGTAAATTATCACATTGAGCACCTCCTGTACAAGCAGAAGCAGTATCACCTATTTTAACTCTTGTTTTACCACCTTCTATTATAGGAAGATAATTACTTGGAACACAATTTGTAATACCATCGTATGTATTAACATATTTTCCTTTAGCAGCAGCAGAACCAGCTTCGAGTTGACTTTGTTTTTTAGCATTATACTGTGTTTGTGTATATTTAAATTCTGGTTTTTTGCATTCTAAATCATCATTTTGACAATTTTTACATGGCAATCTACATGATTGATTTGGAGGACAAGTATTTGGTCTAATATATTTAGTACCGGGCGCAACATTTTTAGTATAATTAGGAGGAACACAATTTTGATTAGGTTCGCCTAATTTATTTACACCGGGTACTGGATAATATTTACCTTTTTTGTTTTTAGCAATATCGTGACCTTCTTGATAATTTTGTATATACCAATCCGATTTAGTTCCTATGGCTTCATCTATTTTTGAAGTATAATCTACTGTTGTTATATTAGTTTTTGGAATACATTGATGATTTTCAGCGAGACATGTATTATTAGTTTTATTAATTAAATTATAAGCAACAGTACAATCTGGAATAGTTTGTTTTTTACTTTGATATTCTTGTTCGTACATATCAGAATAATCTTTTATAATTTCTAAAAATGTTTCATTATCAATAACATAATAATTAGAATTATGTTTTACATAATCACTCGGACCAATTACATTAATATTAAGTTGATTCCATGTATACGCATCTATATCTTCGTTCTTAGTAATTTTTTCAATCATAAGAGTTTTATTCATATCTTTATTATTAGTTAAAATATTATTACCAGAAACAGGTTTAGTTTTACTAACTTTAAATTTAAGAACTTTGAAATAATTCGCTAATTTTTTAACTTTATTAGTACCATTTTCAGAATAAATAAGATTATTTTCACATTGTTGTATTAATGTATTTAATCCAGAAACATTATTATTAATACTATCAACAAGTTTAGACCAATCAGATAGCGCGACTGTAATAAGACCTTTTCTAAAACAAGGAGCACATTCTCCAGTATTCGAAGAATTCTTGGTACAAGTAGAAGGACAATTTACACTTGAAACAAAACGTGTTTTATCAGGACTCATATATTTCATTGTAAGATCTAATGTTTGTTGTTCGCGATTTGAGGAAATATCTTCATCGACTGCAGACATTAATTGGCTATTATAAGAATCACAAGTATTACTATTAATATAGATATTATCTCTTGGTTTATACCAGGTATTCGGTACAGCACCACTAATTAAACTATCTACTGTAATACTTGATATATTTAATGAATCAAATTTATTTTTAGTAATAATATATTCATTATTACCATTAAGAATTGTAGATAATTCTTGATTATTTATTATATTTGGATTATTTGATATTTGTTCTGCTTTAGGTTTAAATAATACCCATCTATAACCGGTTGGATCATCATATGAAAAACCTATTTTACCATATTCTCCTGTATTATTTCCAATTTTGCCCACCCAACCATCATTTGTAGAAGTTTTAATTTTACCATATCTTTTTTCTTTATCTGGATCTAAAAGAAAATCTCGCCAACCACCAATCAAACCATATTCGCCACCATATTTTTGTTTTTGTCCCCATAATAATTCTCCTTTATCATTTGTCATATTATCTTTAGAAACAAAACACATATCACTTAAATTATTATCTAAATTATTTCTATCAATATATGGATAATTATAAGATGCTGTATATTTTTCATTTGAAGGAATAACTAAATATTTACCATATATTTCACCTGTAGTAGGATTAGTTAATTTATTTGGAAGATTAGATATATCTTCATGAAGTACACCAGGTATTAGACAATTTTCTTTTGCAACATTTTCTTTTTGTTTTAAATTTGAAATTAAAGAATATTCATTTGGATTCGAACCAATTTTGCCCCATTCAACAGTATCTTCACTGAATTTATTAGGTAAAGAATCTAAACTTTCATTAGTGTATTTACAATCATTGATAGCATTTTCTTTCGCTGCAATTGCTTCATTATATTTAGAAATTGATGAATATTCATTTGGATTCGAACCAATTTTACCCCATTCAACAGTATCTTCACTGAATTTATTAGGTAAAGAATCTAAACTTTCATTAGTGTATTTACAATTATTAATAGCATTTTCTTTAGCTGCAATTGCTTCATTATATTTAGAAATTGATGAATATTGATTTTGTGAAGAACCAATTTTACCCCATTCAATACTATCTTCAGTGAATTTATTAGGTAAAGAATCTAAACTTTGATTAGTGTATTTACAATTATTGATAGCATTTTCTTTTGCTGCAATTGCTTCATTATATTTAGAAATTGATGAATATTGATTTTGCGAAGAACCAATTTTACCCCATTGGATGCCATTATGTGAAATTTTATTAGGAAGTGTTGCTATTTCATCATTATAATAGGTACAAGGTGTAATATCATCTAATTTAGAAATTTCTCGATTGAGATTTTGATACCATTTTTCTCGCATTTCAGCAATTTGCTTAACATTATATAACCATACCGGATGTCTAGAATCTAGAGGAGATAATGGAAAATAAACAATATCATTAATAATTACATAATTTTTAACTGAAATATTAGTAGCATTTGTATCAAATAATTGATTAATTTCTGTTTTAGTAAATTTCAAAGGTTTATTTGCGTCAATTTTATTTGATAAAGCTTCAATAAAATTAGGATTAGTTATTTCAATAAAATCAGGTTGTGATGTATAACTAATAATTTCTTGATTATATTTATTACCAAATTCAAACCATAGTAATCCAATAATAGAATGTTGATCTATTATATCATTAATTTCGCTATTTTTAAAATGTGGTTCAATGTTAGTATTAACATAATTTTTATCTGAAGAACATAAAATAGAAACTTTATCATCATAAGTATATTGTGTTGGACTATCTCCGATTTTAATCCAATTGCCATATTTATCTTTTTTCATATCATTTAGAATTATATCTAATTGTTCTTGTGTACAATCTTCTTTTAAAATATGAGTTAATCTTGAATTTTTAATAACTTGAGATGATAAAACATTTTCAGCAATTTTTTTTTCTTCTTCTTTTACATTATAAGTTTTTTTATAATGACCTTTTAATAAATAATCATTACCTAACGCCATACCTTTAATAAGTTTATTTCTAGCAATTGAAGGACAATTGAGTCTACATTTTTCTTGTGCTGCGGCTTTTACTTCTGGTGTTTTACCTGCACCAGGATATTGACAAATCTGAGAACAAAAATTTTGAACTTGATTATCCATAAAAATATTTTCATCTCCACACTCACTATCTGTATTAAATTTTTCAAGTTTTTTATAATTAATATTATATGAATAGTTAATAACTATAATTATTAAAAATATAATAGTTGTAAATAATATTAAATTATATTTATTGTACATATAAATTACTCTAATAATAGTAATTAAAAAAAATTATAATATCAATATTGCATCCCATGATTTTTTTACTAATTTATAACCAATATTAATATAAGAATTAATAATAAAATCAACAAAATTTTTGTCTTTTGTCATTTCAACTTCAAAAATAATTACTTCTGGATAAAAAGATTTGGGTAAAAATTTAATATAATTTAATAATGATTTCAAAATAATACAATCATGGCCTTCTGTATCAATTTTTAAATATTTTACTTTTTTAATTTTATTTGAATAAAACAATTCATAAGCAGGAATAATATCTATTTTATCAATACTTACTAATTCTTGAAGATTATATTTAATATGATAAGGATGGTAATCATTAATTGAATTACATCCATAAAAAAATCCAGGTAAATTTAATTTTTTTATATAATTAGGAGAAATATAATAAATATAAGTTTTACCATTTTTATCAGATATTGCAAGATTTAATTTTTTTACATTTATTTTATTTGGTAATTCATCTAAATAATATTTGATTGGATCAATTGTAATACCTTTATCAATATTTTTACATTCTTCTATTAATGTTTCAAAATGAGAACTGCCAATTTCAATAAAATCAATATTATCAAGATGTGTTAAATTATCAAAAGATTTATTAATAAAATAATTAATAGGTAATTTATTACTAAAAAAATCATTATTAAGATCATAATTATTTAAAATATAATTATCAAATATAATAAATGGTTGATTTTTAAAAAGATTAGTATAATGATCATAATTATTTATAAAATATTCATTTGAATTAGAAAAAATAGAATTAAATACAATAGAATTTAACATTTTATCAGAATCATTAAAAGTATTAATAGAATTATCGAAAAATATATATTTATTATTAATAATATTATTATAAAAATATGTTTCATCAATAATTTCAAATTTTTTAAATAAATGTTTAAAATTATTGAAAATTATATTGATATCACTATTTATATTATAAATTAATATTTTAAATAATAGATTATAAGGTGTTGATCCAATTATATCTGGAATTATTTTATTATTATAATAAATAAAAAAACCATTATGATAATTAAATAAGAAATCAATATTTTTAAGGAAAAGAATATTATTATCAATCCAAATTCCACCAAAATTATATAAAATACTATATTTAATAAATTTTAATTTAATAATATCAGATAAATCATTGAAATTTTTAGGCAATGATATATATTCTATTATATTATCATAATTCAATATATGTATTTTAGAATTTTTACCATTAGTAGAATGTAATAGTAATAAATTTTTAAATATATTATGAATGTTTAAAAAATTATTTTCAAAAATAAAAATATTATTCATATTTTATTTTAAATAAAACTAAAATGTTTAAATAATATTTACACATTCTTTCGGTTCTGATATTTTATTACCTATTTCTTTTTGTGTTTTTTCTATTTCTCGTTTCATATCTATATCAGTATATACATATTCTTGTCTTGAAGCGACACCTTTTTCAAATTCACTTTTACATTTTTCTTTCATAAATTCTTCTTCTTTGCCAACAACTGAAAGATTTTTTCCTTTTTCCCAACCATCTTGCCATTTTGTATTCATATCATATAATGAATATTTCCATATTTTTTTCGCAGCATCTCTTCCTTCCTTTTTACCACGAACATATTCATTTGAACCATGTGTTTGTTTTTCATATAATGCTTTGCGTAATTTATAATCTAAATCATTAATTTCTTTATTTGCAGCACTGCTACCTCGTGTTTTGAGTTCCCAATCATTAATTTCACTTTTAAGTTTTGCAATTTCTGTTTTATCTTTATTATAATCTTTTTCCATTTCAATGCATTTATCAATTTGTTTAGATGTTTGCTGTAGTTCTAATAATTTTGAATTTAATTCTTCTTGTGTCAATTCTATACTAGTTTCTGCATCAATTATATTTTTTTGTAATTTTCCAATAACTTCTACTGCATTATTTCGTATAGTATCCAATTCTTCAACTCTTTTTTGATATACTTGAATTGCTGTATCTTTACTTCTTCCCTCATTTGTTATTGATGTAACTTCCTCTTGCAAATGCTGTACATCTTTATTATATGCTTTTTCTTTATTTTCTAAATTAGTACTAATTTTACTAATTTTAATTTCTTTATCAGAAATATTATTATATAATTGAGTAATAAAATCTCCTAATTTTTTAATATCTTCCTTCAATGTTCCACTTTCTTTCAATGCATCATCTTTTTGGATATTACACATTTCTAATAATTCATTAACACCTTTTGTATATTCATTACAATCAGTACAGTTCATATTTCCAAGAGTACTTTCTAATTTTGTTATTTTTTCTGCTAAAGCTTCTTTTTCATTTTGTTTTTTATTTTTATCATCATTACATTTTTCTAATGAAGTATTTATAGATTCATAATCACTTAATGAAACATAATTTTGTTTGAAATAATCATCATTTTTTATATATTCGCGATCAATTGTACTTTTTGGTATATGATCATTAACAATAGTATTTTCACACTCTGTTTTTAATATATAATTATTTTGAATATCATTTAAATTTCTATAATAGTTTTCGACATAATTTTTTCTATAATGATTTTCGTTTTTATCTCTAATACATTCATTTAGACTTTCTTTATTATTACTTAATTTAATTTTATATAATTGTTCTAATTCATTTAATTTTAAATCAATTGATTCTATTTCTGCTTTATATTCATCTGGATTTTCTAATGCTTTATCTATTTTATTTTGACATAGTATGTCAGATTCCATATCTTTTATATCTTTTTTATAATAATTTGTTTTTACATAATTATTTGATAAATAATTACCATAATCATCTTTAAATCTTATATCAATATCACTATTCAAAGTATATAAATTTTCAACTGTATTTTTTCTTACATAATCTTCAAATAATATCGATTCATGATCTGATTTTGAAATATATTTTGTTAAATCAACATCTGTTTTTGCTTTATTACATGCTTCTAGATTTTGATTTGTCACATAAATAGTATCTTCATGTCTTTTAATATCTGTTTTGAGATCAACATTTTCTTTATTAAAATATGCTTTTTCAGTATTACATTGTTTAATATTTTTTTCTCTTTCTGTTATAATATTATTTTTACTTACAATTTCCGCAAGTAGATTTTCTTTTTCATTTAGAATTTTTTCATATTCTCTTTTTAATTCATCTGAATTTGTAATATTTTGATATAAATTAACTAATTTTTGTTTTTCATCATCACATTGTTTTGTTAATGTATAAACCGACGGCACATCAATTTCTTTCGAAAAATAATTTTTCTCCATATTATTTCTAAGTGCTGATAAATCATTATTGCATTTTTCTAATTCAGTTTTTTTACTATTTAATAAATTTGTTGTTTCACTTTTTTCATTTATTAAATTATTTGTATCTTTTAAATAACTAATAAAATTATTATCTATACAATAATAATCTGTATCACCAAAACACAATGATTCGTTTAAATTTATTTTTTTAGCATTTAAATTTAAATTATCAGCATTTATTTTTAAATTATCAGAATTGATTTCTTCTAATAAAAGTTTTCCTTTAGGATTGAATATAGCACCATCGCCTTTATCACCTTTATCGCCTTTGTCTCCTCTTGGAATTTTAATAATAGTTTCTTTTAATCCTTTATCTATTAATTCTTTTTCAGTCCAATCATTAGGATATTTACCAAGTAATCCATTTGTTTTTGCATCAACAAATTTAATAGGCCCAGTTTTTCCTAAATTTGGTTTGCTTAGTTCAAATTTAATATCACTATTTGAATTTTCTAAATATGTTTTAGCATTGATTAATGATTCAGTTTGTTCTTCAACATAAAATTTATCATAATTTTTTGAATTTAAATAATATATTATGATAAATAATATTATTATTAATATGAATATTAGTGATTTAAAATATATATTTTTAAATAAATTATTCATTTACTTTACTATAATAATATATTAAATAAAAATAAATTTTTTCATAAACGTTTACATATAACTGAATCATATTTTGGTTCTACTTCACATACTTGTCCTTGTGCTTTAAACATTTTAGCAGTATTTATATTTTTAAAATAACAAGTTTTTCCTATTGTACAATCATCTGGATGTGTATATACTGGTCTAAGATCATCATTGAATTCATTTTCATCTTTCATTTCATTTTTATAAAAATAATCATAAATATTATTAAATATTCGATTATCTAAACAATTTTTACCACTATTAGTACATATTTTACTATATTCATGTAATTTTATTTTATTATTGCTATTTATATTGATATTATCAGAATTAATATTTAAATTTTTATTAGTATAATCATTAATATTATTAACATTTATTTTAAATTTAGTATTTTCATCTATAGGATCACCAGGATCACCAATCAAACCCTTGTCTCCTTTTAAACCTTTACTTACAACTATTATATTTGGTTTATTATACATATAAATTTTTTCAAATTTTGGAAATATTTCTGGATATGTTCCTATTACTTTCCAACCACATTTCCATTTTTTTTTATCATTTATATCACAATAACTATCTTCAATTTCATTTACAAATATTTTTAAACCAAAAACATTATCAGTAATATTGAAAAAATTTTCTTTAATTTTATAACTTAATATACATATAAAAATTATTATTATTAATAAAACTAATATTAAATTAATATTTTGCATCTTATTAAATAGTATTTTAATATTTTTAATTATTAAATGGAGCTAATAGATTTAGTAATTATTACGGGTATTATTATTATTATTATCATTTTATTTATATATATATGTAATATTGATAATGATATAAAAGAATATTTTGAAACAGAATATATTACTGATGACGCTAAATTAGGTCCTATTAAATTTATTGATTCAAAAACAACTGAATTACTAGGTAAATATCCTAATGATTGGTCTGAAAAAGAAATACTTGATAAAGGTTTAATTACAACTGTTATTAAAATACCTAAGGGTGAAAAAGGCGATATAGGACCTAGAGGGGAAAAGGGTATAAGAGGACCACAAGGTCCTAGAGGTTTTAAAGGTGATTCAATAATTGGACCTAAGGGCAATAAGGGCGATAAAGGTGATAAGGGTCCAACTGGATTACAAGGTACATGTATTAAAGGTGATAAAGGTGATAAAGGAGAACAGGGTGAAAAAGGTGATAAGGGTGATAAGGGTGATAAAGGAAATAGAGGTGCTGTTGGTCCACAGGGACCACAAGGTCCAAAAGGTGATACCGGTCAAGAAGGACCCAGGGGTCCCAAAGGTGATACTGGACCTCGGGGTCCAAAAGGTGAAAGAGGAGAAAAAGGTGATGATAGAAGCTGTGTTGGTATAAAAGGTGATAATGCTACTTGTAGAGGACATATACAAATTGATAGTATAAATAAAAATTCTCAGGGTAATATATCAATTGGTGGTAATAAACTTAATATAGATACTGATAAAGTTGTATTTAAAAATAAAATATGTTTTAATTCTTTGGATGCATCTGGTAGAAGTTGCATTACTTTTTCTGATTTAGAAAAAATAAGATCACTAAGATAATAATATCATATTTTTATGTAATAATAAAAATAATTTTTATAATTAAGTATGAAAAAAATAATTATATCTATATGTTTAATTATAATTTTTTTCCTAATATTTTTTTCATATAATACATATGAAAATTTTAATTTTTCTGTACAGAAAACTAAATATATACCTCAATATGTTGGGCCTATTTTATTTTACGATTATAATGATAATATTATTGGTACTTATCCAGATGATAAAATTTGGCCTAATTTTTTTGAAAAAAAAAATAATAAATATATAAATTTAATTGGTGCTGGTAAACCATTTGATATAAAATTTCCTAAAGCGAAAAAAGGTAGTATTGGCGTTAAAGGATATAAAGGGTTAGATGGTGATATTGGACCATCAGGTATCAAAGGTTTACCAATAACTGGTGAAAAAGGTGATAAGGGAGATAAAGGTGATAGAGGAGACAGGGGGGAAACAGGTGGTTGCGATATTTGTGATAAAGGTGATAGGGGTGATAAAGGTAATAAGGGTGAAAAAGGTGATAAAGGAGATCAAGGTGATAGAGGAGATAGACCTCTTAAAAAAGAAGCTGAAATTGGAATAAAAGGTGAAACAGGTGATATGGGTCCCACTGGTACTTTAAAAGGTAATACTGGTAATTTAGGTCAAAAAGGTCCTAAGGGAGATAAAGGTTTACCTGGTAATGTACAAGCAATTAAAGGGGAACCAGGACACTTAAATCCAATTATAAATGATGATTATTTACAAATAAATAGACAAGATAATACTAATTCTCCTAGAGAAATAACAATTGGAAATAATATAAGTACAATAAATATTGATTCGAATAGTCCTTATATTAATAAAAATTTTTGTATTGAAAAAAATGGAATAGAACGATGTATTAATAAAGATGATATCATAAGATTATATGAATTTAATAATCCGATATGTACTTGTCCTAATGGAATAATAGCTGATAGAGATAAATGTACTTTTAATGGTGTAGCATGTAAACAATGCTCTCCTGGTTATTATAAAAAAAAAACAACTATAAATGCAAGATGGAGAAAAAATATAGAATCTACTATTTGCGAAGCATGTGATTCATCTAAATGTGGTTCAAATAAGTATTTAATTAATTGCAGTAATGATAATCCAGGTAATTGTGAAACATGTCAAGGATGTCCTGCTGGAGAACGCAGAATTGATTGTGGAGCAAAAAATCCAGGTACATGTGCTCAAAATGTATGTAAATGTACTGTAGATGATGATATAACCGTAGGGAATGCAGCTAGTGGCGCTAATTGTACAACAAATGGAGGAAATATATGTCATACATGCTATAACGGTTATTATAAACAAGGAAATATATGTAGACAATGTCAGGATTGTCCTAGTGGTCAGTATAGAAAAGATTGCGGTGGAACATCAGGTGGTACATGTCAAGGATGTCAGGGATGTCCTGCAGGGAAACGCAGAATTGATTGTGGAGGAAAAAATCCAGGTACATGTGCTCAAAATGTATGTAAATGTACTCGAGATGGTATAACCGTAGGGAATGCAGCTAGTGGTGCAGCATGTACGTCAAATGGAGCAAATAAATGTATTTCGTGTAACGGTGGGTATTATAGAAGCGCGAATAATTGTTACAAGAAAAGAAGTTGTCCTTCAAACCATCTTGGTGCAAATGGTGTGCGCAGTGAAGGAAATGATACAACAGATAGAACATGTAAATCATGGTCTGAAACCGGCTGGTATGGACCTTATTTCGATTATAACAGCAAGAGTGACGGGCATTACAAGAGAGCATACATAGTAAGTTGGGATGGTAGTAATTTATGGTCTTATGTTCTTTGGAATGCTCAAGTATATTGGTATAAGTGGTTGGCAAATAAAAATTCTACAACACAAACAGAGACAAGTTGGATGCCATGGCCTGGAGGGGCAACAGAAACAGAAACTAAATTCCAGGTAGGATCAAAGAAATATGGTGGTGATGATTTTAGATGTGAAAAACACTCTAGAGCACCTAATTATCCAAATAGTAATTTTGATAATCGAAATCCTGTTGTTAATAATAATGGTGTTTGTAATGGAAGTTGGTCTTCAAATCAAACAAATTATTATAGTATAAAATATAAAAATAGATTTTGGAGTTAAATTAAAATTCTAAAAGAATTATTTTTATAATTATATTATAATGAGAACTATAATATTAACAATATTAACAATATTAATAGTAATATTATTAATATATATATTATATAATAATATATATAATGATGTTAAAGAAAAATTTACATCAGATACTATTTTAGCTCCAAAAAAAATTACAGAAGCGAGAAAAAAATTAAATTTAACAGTAAACAAATCTATAAATAAAGGAACTCCTGGTAAAGACGGTGAAAGAGGAGATATAGGAAAAGTAGGACAACGTGGAGAAAGAGGATTAAAAGGTAAAATAGGAAAAACAGGAAAAGATGGAATTAATTGTGGTCCAATAATTTTTCAAACATTAAAGGAAAAAAAAGAAATAGATAGATATCAACCTATAGGAAAAGGAGCAATTAATATAAAAAGTTTTGTAAATGTACCAAAAGGAATAAAGGGGGAGGTTGGTTATGTTCCACCTATTAGATTTATAATAGAGAATGAAAATAATAGAGGAACTATAGATTTTAATTTAAATAATAAAAATTTTAATTTACCATTAAAATATTTCAATGATGATGAAATTATTGGTTCTTATGATCCACCTGAAAATAGTGATGCAAGTAAATTAGCACCTATAATAGTAACTGTTCCCCATGGTTTAAAAGGAGAAAGAGGTGATAGTGGAGATTGTGGAGAATGTAGAAGAGGAATAAAAGGTCCAAGGGGGCCAGTTGGTATACAAGGAGATGATGGTGAAAGAGGAGAACCAGGAGAACCTGGAAAAAAAGGTTTACGGGGCGGAGAAGAAAAGATTACAGGTTATAATAATATTAAAATAAATAATAAATTATGTTTTGGTCCAAATGCAAATGATTTATGTTTAGATAATGAATTGTTAGATGTAATAATAACAGATTTAAATAATAAATATAATGCAGATTATATTTCGCCTTTAACTAGAAGAGAAAAACGTTTGAAAAAAGAAATATGTAGAACTATGGATACAAAATATAAGGAAAAATTAGAATTAGATTTATTTGAAACATTAAAAGTAATAAATCCTAATGTTTCAAAAGAAAAATATGATGAAAGTAAATGTAATGCAATTTTAAATGAATAAAAATTATTTATCAAATAATGTGAAAATAAACATTTTACAATAACAAATATATGAAATAATATCATTTTTCTATAAATATATAATACTATTTAACCCTGAGCTTCAGTCCAAGAAATTCTAGCAACAGAAAATGTATTTGCTCCACTAATTTTTCTTAAAAATATAGTTAAAGTATCTGGCCCATCCGGATATGCATTAGGACCACCTAAAATACTATTTGATAATTCTCTTACGGCCGTGATTATTTGTTCTGTAGCAGCATATCTAGAACTACTACCTTCGCATAAAAAGGAAGCGATAGAATCTCCTGAAGTTACTTTATAATCATCATTTCCACTTTGGGTACTAGATGTTCTATAACTTGAAAAGATTGAATGATCTAAATATTGTGCAATACTACCATTACCAGCGGCTTGCCAATTATCATTATTTTCAAAAACCTTTGATTCACAATTGATTTTAACAAGACATTGTATATGAGATGCACCATAAGTACCAATACCAATAGAATATAATGCTAATGCTGACCTATTTATTAAATTTCTAACACCAAAAAATCCTGGAATACCATAATCAACAGTGGGTGCCAATCTTATACTTAAAATAGCAGTATCTACACCACTTTGATTAATAGTCATATAATTTTGCGATGTAGATGTGAATAAATAAGATTTATCTATATCAAAACCACCATCCATAATACAAGATACACCCCAATGACTTAATGAAGGAGAACAATTTTGATTAAATGAAATAATTGTATCATTAATATTACCAATAACTAATGTATCACGTCCTTTAACGTTTCTTTGATTAACATCCAAAATTGTATAAGTACCATCGTTAGTACCTTTTATATACTCAATGTATTCATTATTAAGAATAATTCTACCTCTTTCAGGAAATTTATATGCATCTGATGTTAAAATTTTAAGCATTTTTCCTTCTGGTATTGATTCATCAGTAGAAAAAACTGATTGTAATGATGCTAATTTAGATTTAGTTGAAATTTCAAATCTACCTGGTATATTTCCTGATCTCATATATGCTTCAGTATTAATATTATTTTGTTTTAGTTCGTGAAAATAAATAATATCTCCATCTTCAACACGAATACCAAATCTGATTTTACCAGCACCATACCATGAATAATCAATGAAAATCATTTGCATTTTATTAATATTCATAATATAGCCAGATGGTCCAGTGCCATCTAATTTATCAATACTAAAATTTTCTTGGTATGTTCTATTTTCATTAATTTTTACAGTTTTATAATTATCAAAACCTTCTGCTTTGTAACCAGGTGCAATATATAATTCAGTATCAGATATAATTTTAGTTACTAAATAAGAATCACCTTTTAATACAATATATCCACCTTCATCTAGTTGTGTAGTAAATTTTGTATTAGTACCACTTAATTGAGTAGAATTTTTTCTTATAGATAATCTACCAGCAATTTGTTCTGTACTATCTCTTTTAACAACTGCTAATTTACTAGAACCATCATATTCAAAAAACATACCATTTTGGAAGTCAAATAATCCAGATCTAACACACGCATCATTCCATTTTTTTAATTCAACTCTACCAATACCACCTGGTGCATAATCTTTAACACCAATTAAACTTTTTAAATCATTTCTTGTAGTTGATGCAACAGATCTATATTTTATAATAATTATACCACTACCACCATTTCCACCTAACCAGTCTGGTGAATTTTGTACTCCACCACCCCCGCCACTACCTGTATTTGAAGCAGCATTACCTCCTTTAGCATTAACACCGCCACCACCTCCAGAACCCGTACCACCAATCATTAAATCTTCGCCATTTTCAAGTACAGTGTTATATTGATATCCACCAATACCACCACTACCACCAATTCCATTTAAACATCCTCCGCCGCCTCCACCACCTTTACCACCAGATCCACCATTTGTTAATGTTGTTGAACCACCGCCCCCACCACCATAACAATATGTACTTCCAGTTATATTAAATTCATAACCATCTGAACCATTTTGAGTATTAACAGCACCTGTTGAACCAGCGCCACCACCACCACCGGCAAAACCAGTACCACCTTGTTTACCAACTGAACTATAAATAATACTATTTGAAAAAATACCTGTTTTAATATTGGTTCCTGATGTATTACCATTATCTGTTTTTCCTATTGCGCTACCACCACCACTACCTCCTGCATTACCAGCATCTAATTCATCTTTGTCAAATGCACCACTCCCACCACCAATTAATTCAAGAGTATTACCTGCATTATCTGTTATTGATGATAAATAGCCATCTGCATCTCCGTCATCATTATAATCAGGTGCTAAAGTACTTGCTAATCCACCTCTGCCAACTTTTAATGTATATGTACCATCTAATGTAATACCTTCTATATAACCTATCGCACCACCACCACCACCACCACCACCATCATAACCACCTGCTCCACCACCTGCTACTACTAATATATCACATTGTATTGGATTAGATGTAGTTATTTCATGTAAAGTATAATTATTAGATACAGCTGTAGAATCTCTAACCCATACGCATAAACCACCGTTTCCAGTTATTAATGCACCGTGTGTAGTTGGATCATCACTGTTTTCACCATAAAGCATATAGTTTTCACTATCATGATGATTTTCTATTGATATCCAAGGATCAGGTGCTTCCGCACTTCTGTTATACCAATTTTTTGTATGCGGTGAACTGTTACGCGAACTTCTAATTATATTTCTTGGCGCATCAGTATAATTACCATCAACAGCACTCTTAGTACAATATAACCAATGTGAAAAAGTGTTTGTACTAAAACAAAATTCATCAAAAGTACCAAATTCGATAGACCAAGCATTTGTATTATCATTATATGTACCATAAACATCTGTACCTTGAAGATTATCAGTTGCAGGATGCCATATACTAGAATTTTCAGGTAAAAATCTAACTAATCTCCAACCAGATACATTTGTATATTCTTCAGCTTTGGTACTTTGATAATAACATGGTAAATATGAATAAGCAGAATCTTGAAATGGATAACTTGCTACAAGTTCTCTTCCATATAAATAGAATTCGTCAAAATTTAATATTGTGTCATTACCTATTAATTCACTAACAACTAATGCAAAATAATCAAATGTCGAATTACTATTTACACTTTCTGTAAATTCATTATTAGTATATTCAATTGCAGTACTACTATTATTAACAACTTCAAACCATGTTAAATCATCTTTCGAACCATATATTTTAAATTTTCCTGGTGAACGCGCTTCATAGGTAGGTGTTCTTCTTGTAATTTTATAAGATGTTAAATTAATTGCGGATGGTAATTTAATTTTAATCCATTCGCCTTCATCTGATAATCCTGTTATTGGTGTTACAGATTCCGCGACATATTGTTTTGTACTACTATCATAATGTCCTGAATCACCATGATAACCAGATGGATGTGATGTTCCTGAAAAAGCAGTCCATGCTGCGCGAGTATCAATAAAAGAAGATTCAGATACTATATATTCACCATCACCATACGTATAACCAGATATATTGGTAGTAGAGGCATTTAAAATTCTAGCAGGAGGATACATTCTAGATTCAGTATAAATATCATTATTATTTACTATATCTGTTTTAAATTTTAATTTATTTTCTCCTCCCATATATCCATGATTATAACAACTGTAACTAATTGTTCCAATATCACCTTTTATATCAACTGTAATTGTACCTGTATAATATACCATTGCAATACCTTCAACATTTTTAACTTCAGATCCTTGATATTGTGTACCAGAAGTTACTTCAAATAATGATGTATCATTAATAACAAAACCTAATGGATGTGCTGTTGGAATATTTTTAAAAGTATATGTATTAACTTCTAAACCAATATGTGTAAAATCATCATATGCTTCACCATTAAATAAATATACATTATCACCTGCCGCATTTACACCAATTGTAACTTCTAATTCAGTTGTTAATAAAGTCATATATCTATCCGCAATGATAGCATCAACGGCATAAGTTGTAGGATATATAAGACTAACAGTAAAACGTTTCGGTCCTGAAATATTTTGTACTGTAAATGTTGAATTATATGGGTTTACACCATTTAATACAGTCAAACCATATAAATTAATTGTCGCCCCCTCTCTAAACGAATCTGCTGCTGTAAATCCATGTTCTTGATCTGTTTCTATTAAAATGTCGAATATTGAATATAAATCATCTCCAAAAGCACCATTATCATGTGTGATAGTAAGTGATACAATATCATAATTAGGACTAAATAATATACCAGAACTAAATTGAATACCTTTACCAGATTGATATCTAAAATATTTTCGCGTCTGTCTGATAATTTGAGTATTAGGAGAATTAGTTTCAGGATTAATTTGAACTCCTCCATCATAGAATCTATGTTGACTTACACCTTCATTTCTCACATATACGAATGTTTTTTGATTTGGATATAAACCAGAACCAGGTGGTGATTCTGAACCTAAAGTATGTAATGAATCATTTGAATCATATGCTTCTAATATAGAAGCATCATATCTTACTGTATAATCGTCAATTACAGCACTTATAACATGAGAACCTGTCCATTGTGTTTCATTATCAATATCTGTATCAACAACATATATTTTACTATTAACAAATAAAGAATGAGGATATGGAAACACAATTTGTACTTTCTTTAAACCATTAACTTTTGTAATACTAGTATATAAAATTGATGCAGAATTAAAGAAATCACCAGTATATATTGTTGTATATGCTCCATTAAACTGATATGGCGTAACACCATCATTAGCAATTGTATCAAAATCAGGATAGTCTTCGGGTGATTTTAATTGTAATGCAAATGTATTATTAATACCGTTAATATCTTGTGAATCTGTAAAAACATTAACAATTAAATATGACCCGTCAACATACGTTGGATCTACAGTTTGTTTCAAAATAATAGGCATCCCACTATAAAAAGGACGACCTGACTGTACTTCATTTACAGTAACTTTTAATACTTCTCTTTTTTCAGTAAAAAAATCTACTCTAAAAGCGGTTTGAGAACCACGAATTTCATAATTACCTTGTGTTGGTCCTTTTAAAGTACCATTTTCAACATCTGTAGGCCAACGTGCAAATTCTTTATTCTGTGTACCATCTGCTATACCAGTTCTAACATAATTATTACCATTACCATATGTACCCCAATTTCTATCATAATGCACCTCAAGATATGATTGGTTTTCAAAAAATCTTACTTCTGCATCCCAGGCACCTCGTGGATAAGAATCTGCATTACCTGTATATCGATAAGGATAATAACCATTCCAATTCATTTTTACAATAAATATACGTCCACTACCATCTGGATTATTTATAGTTCTATAACCTACGCGTAATAATCTACCTCTTGAATAGTAATATCTACCATAATTATAATATGAATCTGCATTTTTTCTAAAATTAAATAATTTAACAGTTAATTTAGGTGGACGATTATATGCATATAAATTACTATACCAATTATAAGCAGATGAACCAAATGTAAAAAATCCATGACTTGAAACCCATATAGATGTATATTCAATACCTTTTATTTTTACAGGAAAAGGTAATCCTATACCTCTATTTTCCCAATAACCATAATAATAATATCTATGTAATAAATTCCATGTCATACCTCCGTCGCCATTTAAATTTTGAGCGATTTCTGTAACTTTAGCAGAATCTAAATTGCCACCTAATTCTGTTTTAATAATTGAAGTAATAGCAGGACCTTGATATGCGGGTTCATTTGCTCTTTGATAAATACCTGGTATATTATTTTGTAATTCAACAGATTCCCATTTAGTTGATTGTAATGAATATTCAAAATCTGTGTCCATCAGGGCTTGAGGATTTGATACTCTAAGTTTATCAACTGGATCTTTATATGTTCTATGTGGTTTCATAACACTATTAAGATCACTTGAGAATTTTACATTTCCACGTACATTCATATTTTAATCAATTCTATTATTACAAAATATTCTTAAAAAAAATTTATGTCCACACGTGTAATGAATAAGATTTCCAACTTCTATAAGTACTAGCACCTAAACTATTATATGAACATGCTACTGCTAATGCATAATTACCTGCTGATGTACTAGATGGTATTGTGTAATTTACACTAAAATCTCTATTTCCCAAAAATGAAGCATTTGGTGCTGTAAATCTAGACCAACTACCGCCTAACCAAACCCAAAATTCACAATATTCATTATAAGTTCCACTTGTATTAATTCTTCCTATTAAATTTAATATATCACCCGGTTTTGCTTGTATTATTAAATTTGGATATGAAACATTGTTTGAAGATCCTAGTCCACCAGCACCTCTGTTATCAAAACTTGTTGTACCTTCACTTCTTGTGGTATTATTTGCATATAATCCTGTTATAATTTCATAACCCGTATTACCCAATGCACCAGATGGACCAGGTATAGATGATGCAACTGGTGTAGGTGGTCCACTTGCAACCTGTGCTTTGTTAAAAAATTCAGATAAACTGATAGCAACAGACGGATGACCATATTTGATTATTTTAATTTTATTCCATGAACTACCTTGCCATGCATTCCAAGCCCAAGTGCTATCATTACCTGGAAAACTAACATTATTATATTGACTTTTAAAATGTAAATCATATAATGCTACAGTTGTAGCATTATTATAATCACCATATGTATTTTGCCATCCTGTTGTTCCAGTTGTGTGTATAACTACAGCGGATTTTGAATTTATTGTAAAATTATAATCTGCAATATCTGGAACTGTCGCACTCCCCTGATGATGATATGAATGCCATCCTCTTGCTGCTCCAAATCCATTAACTAATGGTATACTATTATCATTTTTAATATAACTACCATTACCATCAGAAGTACATAAATATAATGTCATTTGATCTGTACCATTACTAGGTGAATATCCTTCGGTAAATGATACTCTATAATCACCTGGTTCTAATATTACAGCCTCCATTGTTTGATCTGTACCATTAGATCCTTTACCATTATTAAAAGTAATGTTTTGTGTTTTTAATATTATATCATTAGCTTGATTATCAATCACATATGTATTTGTTGCAGTTCTTGTTTGCTGATAAAAAAATGTTGTTTTATATCTAAATCGTAATATTACAATTCCATCCCCCCCTTTTCCACTTGTTCCTGATGAAGATCTATTTGCCCCTCCACCTCCACCTGTACCATCAATGCCACTTTCTGCTATTAGACCACTTGCACCGGTACCACCACCACCAACACCACCAACACCATGCGAACCAGTACCTGATCCTGAACCTCCTCCGCCACCAAACCAACCTTTATCACCTACACTAGATCCAAAAATATAAGAAAAATCCATACCTATCCCTCCATCCCCACCAGTATCACCAGTATGTCGTGTGCCTGGACCACCAGCACCACCACCTCCTCCACCAGAATAACTACCGCTTCCCTGTGCTCCATTATTACCATAACCACCACTTGAAGATGTTGATTGATTACCGATACCACCTGCACTATTATTACCTCCACCTCCTCCACCCGAACCACCATTACCAGTACTATTATTATTACTACTATTCCATCCACCGCCTTTACCACCCCCTTCTGCAGTAAATAATGTTCCTAATGTACCACTACTAGATCCATTTATCCATTTTTCATTAAGATAATCATAAATTTGTAATCTTTCAGCACTTGTTAGTAATTTTTTTATTATAATAATTTCATATATATTTCCAACAATTCCAGAAGGTCCACTATATTCCCCCGCATTACCATCCCTTGCTCCAAAAAATGTTTGAGTTGTTCCATTTGGTGATAAACTTGAAAAACTTTTATCTAAAGAATTATTAATATAAAACCCCCCTGTTTGTCCACTTGTATTATATTCACAATTTACAACAACAGTTGTATTTGCTACAAAATTATAACTCGAATATGCTGTCCCGCCATCTCCTCTACCAACATAATGTTGACTCCCTGAACTTGCATACATAATAAGTGTTCTATCATATCCACCATTATCTTGACCCCATAACCATCGTAATGTTGTTGGATTACTTGTTGGTTTATAAACAACAAATATATTCATAGTTGAATAATTATTAAAATTAATAGACGATGTTAATACATCATAATCACTAAAAAATACCCCAGTACCATCCCATGAAGGAGCATATGAACTACTTGTAGTAGTTGTAAAACTACTACTACTTTTATTGTGCCAACTTGTTATTTGACTAGGAACATTAGAATTATTATTGCCATCAACATCTTTTCCGTCATGCCATAAAACTAAATCATTCCCAAAATTACTTATAGTACTATCATTCCATGATGATCCTCCGCCACCAGTAGTTATTTGAAATGTGCTATTTTGACCTTTATTGCCACTTACATGATTAGGACCCGAAACAGCATTTCCACCTTTTCCAACAGATATTGCTGCAGTTGTTACTAATTGATTTTCTAATAATATTATACCCCCGGCACCACCCGCACCTGCATCTCTAGCACCACCTGAACCACCACCGCCAACTATTAACACATCACATTTTGTATCTTCGCTAAAAGTAACTGTATAATTTGATATTGAATTACCTGCTTTATTTTTAAATGCTACATATGAATAACTATTATTTCCAACGCCATATATTTGACCGTTATCTATTGCAGAATTATCTGAATTAGTTGATGTTACACTACTACTAGGTGTGTTTGTATTAACAATTTCATCAGATATACCATCTGCAACTACATATCCAGATGATCCATCTTTATAATATTCAGAAAAACTAATAGGGTTAGATCCACCAAATTCACTTTGGATATCACTAAATTTAATAGGTCCAGAGGATTGTAAAACCATACTTAATAATTTTAATTATTAAAATTTTCTTTAAAAAAGTACATTTTATTATTTTTATAAAGGTTTTTAAATTTAATTTTTATTTAATGTACTTTTTTTTTCTAATTTTATTTATTAAAATTTTACAGTAAATAGTATTAAATAAAATGGGTATATATACTAAATATTACAATAATTTTAGAGGTGCAATAATACCTCATGCGGGACAACAATATGCTGGTGCTGCTAGAAAATTAATTTTTGATAATTTAAATAATAAAGATAAAAATACTGAATATATTATATATTTAGCAGCATTACATAATCCAATAAATTCTACGGAAAAAATATTTATATTAGATTATGATAATGATGTAGAATTTAATATATTTTTAAATAATAATAATTATATTAAAGATCAATATTTATCTAAAGGAGCAAAAGAAGAACATTCATATAAATGGCTTAAATCAGAAATTAAAGAAACTTTTAAAAATTCAAAAATATTAGTATTATGTCCTACACCATATTCAAATTTAAAAAATTTAGCAAATGAAATTATTAATTTTATGTATAATATTAATAATAAAAATAAAAAAGTTATATTATTTGCAACTACTGATTTAACTCATTATGGTAAACGATTTAATAATATATCACTATTAAATTTTCCACAAGAATTAAATAAATGGAGACGAGAAGAAAAATTAATAAATAATTTATTAAAAAATAATTTAGAAAATGAAGATTTAGATATAATATGTGGTCCATATGCAATAAAAACATTTATATATATATCAAAATACTTTAATTGGAATTCTCGCGTGATAGATTATTATGATTCAAACAATTATAATAAAAAACTTATAGATAAATATAGAATTCATTTTGATTTAAATAAAGAATTTGTATCATATATTTCGATTATATATGGTACATTTAAAAATGATAATAATTTATTACCGATTGATATAATTATGGCACTTGGTGTTGTAAAAAGTACGATTGAATCACAATTACTAAATTATAACATTGAAATTAAAGTACCTATATGGAATAAATTTAATTATATAAATAATGGAATATTTGTAGGTACCGAAATTAAAAATTCTACAAATTCATGTAATGGTAATTTTCAAACAGATAAAAATAATATAAAAAGTTCATTAAAAATTATTAATTCAGCGAAAAATTGTTTAAATGATTCTATAAATAGATGGCAAAATCCTATAACATTAAATAATTTAAATAATCATAACTTTAAAATTGAAATATTAGATGATATTAATTCTTGGCAACAACATAACTCAATGTATGCTAATGAAAAATTTATATTAGATGGAAAATATGGAATGTTCTTAAAATTATATAATGGTAATACTGCAACATTTTTACCAATTGTTTCAGAAGACAACAAAGAGTCGTGGTCTATAAATAATTATATGACATATTTAAGTATAAAAGCAGGTGGTGAAAATGATGATTGGAAACATAAAAATAGTATAATGAGTATATATAGTAGCATATCATTTATATATTTACCAATAAATAATAAAATTATTGCCAAATAATAATTATTGTTTTTTTAATTCAGAATAAAATTTGTTTAATTTTGCATAATTTACTTTAAATAATTGTATTTTTTGAAGAATAATTAAATATGGGTTTATATTATCTCGTAGTGTTAATATATTTGTATATTTATTTTTCATAATTTCTATAAATTTATTAATATCTTTCAAATAAAATAGTTGATTTTGTAAAATATTTTCTTCATTAATATCTATTTTTTCTATAAATAATTTTGATAATAATTTAGAATCTAATTCAACTGTTTTATTAATTATTTTATGATTTTTTAGAATAATACTAATATATTTTTTTATAGTTTTTTCTGATTTTTTTTTTCTATCTTTATCTTTATCTTTATCTTTATCTTTTAATTCATTGTTAATTATTTTATTAGCATCTTCTAATAATTTTTTTTGTTTTTGTCTATATTCTTTCATATAATCAGCATTTTTTTTTCTAAATTCATTATTATTTCGATATTCGTGCATTCTTTTTTTAATTTTTTCTTTTTTTAATTTTTCTTTTTCTAATAATAATACAGCATCATCTTTATTCATTATATTAATAAATCCTTTAACTATTAATAATAATCATATTTTTTTTAAATAAATATATTGGATTATTAGATTAATGATAAAAAAACAGCTATTATTATCATTTATATTAATCATTATATTAATATTAATAATTAATTTTAATACAATTGATAAATTTACAATTTTTGAAACAAATAAAGAACGACTAAAACAAGATTATGTCGGACCTATTATATTTTTACAAAAAAATAATGAAAATATTTCAGAAATAAATTGTTTAAATAAAGATTCTCAATATAAATGTATTGGCAAATATCCGCGTGAAAAATTATATCCATCTGCAGAAGATTTAAAATATCTTAGCAAACCTAATATTATTAGAATACCAAGAGGAAATATAGGTCTAGATGGAGAATCAGGATTAGGTGGTTTTAATGCTGCATCTTCATTCATTCCAACAAGTAATGTTTATAAAATAGTTTCAAATAAATACAACAATAATTTAAATTTTAAAAGTACGAATATTAATTTTAATTCTTCTAAAAATATTATTAAGGAATTTAACAGACTTTGTATAATCAAAGATAATGAATTAGATAATGATTATTGTATTGATAGAAATCAGATTATGCAAATTAAAGATAGTTTTAATTCTGTGTTATAATTTTTTCTAATATAAATATAGTAATAAATAATGAACTATATTATTTTTTTGATAGCATTTTTTATATTTTTAATTTTATTAATTATATTTAATTTAATATATCAAAATTATAAAATACAAGAAGTAACACGAGTTGCAGAATTATTATTAGAAAAAAATAAGTAATTATATTCTTCTTTTTTAATAGAATGAAAAATATTTTTTTAATAATATTGTTTATATTATTGATTTTTTCGATTAGTTTTATTATATTTAAAATTAAAGAAAATAATATAGATAATTGGAATATTGAAAAAGATATAAATAATAATATTATTGAAAAATTCAATGATTCTGTTGATGATATGTGTAATAATGCTATTAATCTATTTAAAAAAAATAAAAATTTAACAGATAATAATGATATAAAAAAAACTATAATTAAAGCAGTATGTAGTCAAAAAAATAGTGTCAAAGGTGATAAAAAAAGAAAACAGGTATATAAAATAATGAAAAATAAACAAGAAGAATTAAATAAAATATTAAAAAATAATAATTAATTAAAGAAATTTTTTTTATATAATTAAATTATAAAATATAATTTAATTATATTTTATAATTATTAATATAGAGGTGTAAAAAAAAATGAAAATGGATAAAATAATTAATTTTATTTTATATTTATTTATAATATTTTTAATAATTTATATGTTATATATTGTATATAAATGTAAAAAAAGCGATAATCAAATTTTAGTTGAAAAATATTATAATTTTCATAATAATAAATATGAAAATTTTATTGATTATGATTCAGAAAAATATACACAAAAACAGAATGAATGCATTAACAATTGGATAAATAATAGTGATGGAATGAAAACATATTTAGAAAGTTTAAATGATGCTACTAGGGATGTTATTATAAATGCTTTTACTAATACAGAATGTAAAAAGAAGATCACTTTATCAGCACCTCAAATAGCACCAACAACATCAAGTACACCTACAACATCAAGTACACCTACAACATCAAGTACACCTACAACATCAAGTACACCTACAACATCAAGTACACCTACAACATCAAGTACACCTACAACATCAAGTATACCTACAACGTCTACTAGTCCCACAAATGAAGAAGATTATGATGAATATTATACTGAAGATGTTTATGATAAAGAAGATGATTATGATGAAGATTATACTGAAGATGTTTATTATAATGAAGATGATTATGATGAAGATTATACTGAAGATGTTTATTATAATGAAGATGATTATGATGAAGATTATACTGAAGATGTTTATTATAATGAAGATGATTATGATGAAGATTATACAGAAGATGTTTATAATACGGAAGTAAATCAAGAACCAGAAGAATAAATAATTTATAAATAAAAAAATAAAATATATATATAGAACATAATTAATGGTTAAAAAATATAAATTATTTTTTGTTCCACTTGTATTATTATTAATAATATTATTAGCTATGATTTTAAAAATAATGATTACTGATTATGGTAGAATTGATATATTAAATAAAAAAATAGAAGAAAAATTTATAAATAATTGTAAAAAAGAAGGAATTATATGAAATTTATATAAATATATATGAATTAATAATTGAATTCACAGATAATAAAAATAAAAAAGAGGGATGGAGGTATAAAAAAGTTTTTAAAAAAATGTTTCCTTGTATATTTTAAAAAAAGTACATTTCGTTATTTTTTCTATATTTTTATAAAATGTTTATAAAATTTTTAAATTTTTAATGAAATGTACTTTTTTTTTACTATGTAAAAAAATGATATTTATATTTATTATACATTAACATAAATGACATTATATAACAATATAAATAGAAATATTAATAGCGATACTAGTATTAATATTGATACTAATAATAATGAAAGAGAATTAAGTAATTCACCGCATAATAGTAATTCTTCATATTTAGATTTATTGCCAATAAATATACGTGGAAGAGCTGAATGGTGGGAACTAAAAAGAAAAGAAATTGAATTTATTGATATAATAGGTGAAGGTAGTGGTGGTATAGTATATAAAACAAAATGGAGAGGTTTAACAACAGCATGTAAATTTTTAAAAAAAACAGCAAGTGAAATAGAATATAATGATTTAATAAATGAGATATCTATAATATCTCATTTAAGACATCCGAATTTAGTTTTATTTTTAGGTGCGTGTTGTATTAGTGAACCATTATTGTTATTATATGAATATTTACCAAATAGTTCATTAGATAATTATTATAATTTTAAAAGTAATAATTTAAATAAAAGATGGATACCAGAGAATAAGCTATTATATATGTGGATAAGTGAATTATCGAAAGCTATATATTTTCTACATAATTGTCATTATCCTATTATGCATCGAGATGTAAAACCATCAAATATATTATTAACAGATGATTTACATATTAAAATAACAGATTTTGGATTATCAAAAACAATAAAAAATACATCAGAGCAATATAAAATGAGTGGTTGTGCTGGAACAATGAGATATATGGCACCTGAAATATTTAGTAATAAAGACAATTACGATTTAAAAATAGATATATACTCATTATCACTTAATTTTTGGTTTATGTGTACTGCTATGTTACCATATGAAGAAATAATTAGCAATGAATTATTTAAAAATTATATAATAAATGGATATAGACCCGATTATACATTAATTAAATATAAACCATTACAAATATTAATTATTAATATGTGGAATACAGAACCTGAATTGAGACCAGATATGGAATATATTTTAAATGAGATAAATACGTTCGAAATTAAAAATGAAAAAAAATATAAATGTTCAATTTCATAGATATAAAAATAAATTATATAAAATAATAAATATGGATCATAATATTGAATATAAATTTAACAAAATATCATTAAATGATACTTGTAGTTTATGTAAAAATAAAATAAAAAATTATAATAATAATATATGTAAAAATTGTTCTATAAAAATTAAATTTTTATATGACGGATGGGATGTAAGATGTATATATTGTCAATTTTATTCTGATTATAATACAAATAATATGTGTGAATATTGCAAAAGTAATTAAAAAGTACATTTCAAAAAAAATATAAAAAAATTATAAATAATATATAAAAATTATTAAAAATAACGAAATGTACTTTTTTATATATTTAATTATTTTAATAAACGCGGCACAATTATATCTCTATTTATAAGTGAATATACTGATCTCAATTCATCTCTACAACTATACATATCATTTATGAATTCTTTTAATTTAATAATTTTTTGACAAGTTTTTATATCATATATATCATCTAATTTTTCTTTTTTCTTTAGATCTATTTGATTGAATTTATCTTCAAACTCTTCTACAATATTTATAAAAGTATCTTTGCATACTTGAATTATTGTTTCTTGTAAACTAGTTATTTCTTTTACAAACTCATTACTTTTATATTTTCTAGCTAAATTTATTTTATACTGTTTTTCATCAATTGTTTTTTCTAAATATTTTATTCTTTCTTCTTTGCTCCAATCTGTATGATTTGTAATAATACTTCTTAATTTTTCCATTTCCCATTCAGATATATGATTAATTGAACGATATAATTCAAACATAAAGTCCATATTTAGATGCCAGTTGCTTCCAAACACTCCATTTTTTTTTATTTTTGTATTTATTGTTGCTAGTTTATTAAATGCTCTATCATAAATATTTACACACGGATCATCATTTGGATTTCTTTGTATTGGAATACCATTCTCTCTCATATATCTAAAATATTCTGGATTATGAACTACTCCACTTGTTTTAATTTTTAATGTTTTCCAATCAAAAGTAGTATGACAATTGACACACCACATTTGATCGCATCCATCAGATTTAATAATTGAAATATTACATTTCGGACAAGGTTTACTATTTGATCTTATAAGTGTTGCAGTTGCTATATCTTCTTCATTACATTCATGTTGTTCTTCTTTAATAATAAAACAATGTTTACATGTAGTTTTTTCACACAAATCACATTTCCAATTTTCATTTACAAAACCATTGCATTGATTATTAGCACACGGATATTTGTATTTATATTTTTTAATATCAATTTTATTAGAAGTTAAAGAAGTAAGATATAATCTATGTGCGTATATATTTCCAATTACTTTAAAATCATCAATTGTATCTTTTATAATTTCGTTTTTTCTTATTTTATCAATACGTTCTGATTCTAAATTTTTTATATATTGTATAGAATTCTTTATTTGTTTTCTATGTTCTATAATAGGTAAAGTTTGTGGTATTAGTGTTTTTTCTTCTTGAAATAACAATTCTTTAATTTGATCTTTGAATATTTTTCCTTCAATATATGGATTACCAAGTAGTTTAACTAAAATAGCTCTTGTAAATACACGAGTACAAAACATACATTTTTTTTCAGTACTTTTTGTATCTAAAGTATAATGTTTAATACAATTTATACATGCTTTTTCTAAACAAAAAGGGCATTCCTTAATATTGCACGATTCTAATTCATTCGCACATATATTGCAAGTTGCTTTTGTCATCTTGATATATATTCTATATATATTTTATATTAAATCATTTTTTTTATATATCAGTATATAATTTTCGAAATTATTTAGAAAAAGAAAAACAAAAAAAAAATATTTTTCTTTTTTTTGTTTTATTTGAAAAAATAAATGACGGGGAATTACCTATAATTGAAAAAAAAACATTTGATAATATTGTTAAAAAGGGGGGTCAATATGATAATAGAAAGCACGAAATATTTGAAAATCGAGAAGATGCTATTAAATTTAAAATATCTCTTGGTAGTAATACATATCAAAAAGAAACAGATAAAGCACCACGTACCTTACTAGATAAAGCTGGAAATAATCCAACAATTGATGAGTTATTAGGTAGATGGTATGGTATAAGTGATAAAATTCCAGTAAGAATGGTACCTTTAAATAATGGAAATTATTGTGT